CTCCGACTTACAAAGATTACTAACTTTTAAAATTTATAGATTATGAAAAACGTAGCAATTTACAACAGAGAAGAAAAATCATTGACATTGTACGATGAGCACGGAACTGATTACGTTTTTGAGAACGTAAAGCTGTTCCTCAAAAAAAACGGATACCCTCAAAAATCGACAAATTGGGTTGATATAGAAATAAACGACCCCCTGTTTGAATTTGGTGAAAATCCGAGGTATGAATTAATATACCAAAAAGCCAGGGATGGCAAATTTATTTTCGAGGCGCGGAAAATCAGGGACGGGTACATCAGAACGGAAGACGACGTATTAAGAGAAATAGGGCAAATTGGAATAGCATAAGAATTGTAGAGCCTGGGGTATGAGAAAAGCCGGGGTTCGTCCCGGCTTAAGCTGAAAACATGTGAAATATGCCGCGAGGATAGGGGTTTTATGTGCCCGAACGAATAAAAAACATATGTTATAAGGCATACCGGGTTAAACACACCCGAACGACCGGGTTCGGACAAGTCGAACGATTAAAAAAATATATGATGACATTCAAAGAATTTCTAATTGCTGACACGGACAGCACACAGGCTGGTACGTTTTTTAAAGACTTCCTCTCTTATAAGGAGGAGATCAACGACACGGACGTTACGCTCCGGTTCCTTGAGAGGCTAAAGGCGTATGCGCTTGGACGGGTAGCACCAAACAGCGCAAGGGTGTATATGGCATACTTTAAAAAGGCCTTCTGGCGTGCCGAACGACTGGGGTACTCCTTTCCCGTTAGCTACGAGGAGGTGCAAAAGGTGCTGAAAATACAGCAGGAGGCATCAGAACACGTTTATCTTACCGCTACGGAGCTTAAACTCATAGAGGCGTATGAACCCTCAACGGAGGTCGAACGATTCACAAAATGCGCTTTTTTACTTTGCGCATATACCGGATGCAGGGTGACTGACTACCCTCTCATCACGGAGGCGAACTTTTACGGAAACGAACTACGTTTTACCGCTGAAAAGACAAAGGTGAGCGCAAGGATGCCGCTACATCCGCTTGTGCCGAAACTCATAGAAGAGTTGAGAGACTTCAATTACGAGCCAAAGAGCATTGCGCCTACGGTTGGTGCTGCAATCAAGAGGATATGCGAGCGTTGCGGGATAAACTCCCCGGTTTCGCTATACAACCGCGGAGTGAGACAGACGCTGCCAAAGTGGAAGTTCGTATCAACACATACCGCCCGCAGGAGCTTTGCAACAAACCTTTATCTCGACGGATACACGATCAAGCAGATCTCCGGGATGATGGGGCACAAGAACACTAATCAGACGGAGAGATACATTATTTCATCCTTTGCGGACAATATAACTGGAGAAAAACGGTATCTCAACCCGGACAAGAAAGCCGATCCGAACAAAATGGAGGCGGTAAAAATTCAAATGATGCAGCAGCTTGGATTATCCGAGGAGGATGCAGCGGCTATTGTGGAGGGAATTAAGGATAAGCTGGCGGGTTAACCATACCCGAACGGGTTGAGATAAGTCGAACGAAATATGTTTTTAATTGTTCTTTATTCCGCTTGCAGTCTGCGAAGATGGGGAGCGGACAGTTTTCATAACTGTTTTTTTAATTGTTCGGGGGAGGGGAGACCCTCCCCTTTTCTATGGGTTCTTGTTCACCGAACGACCGGGTTCACGAGCCCCGAACGACTGAAACAAAAAAGGCGCACCTCCCGGCACGCCTCTATTTTCTCGATAGCTTATCTTTCCACTCCTTTGACTCGGTTCTCCTGTATTCGCAGTCAAGGGTATAATCAGAGTAGTTATAGTCGTTAATTATCTCTTTCGGGTCTGGGATATTGTAATCCTCTTTGTCTATCAGGTGAAGAATGCCACGAACCGCATTGTTAATTCCGCCTCTTACGTATTTCCAATATGGCCGGAGACCCCTGTCTTTATATATTGCTTTTTTCCTGCTGCGAGACATGCTATTCTTTTTTCATTCTAAAATCATCTTCCAACCAATCCTTCGGAACACCATCTTGTCGCTTTACAGACACTCCACGTGGTAGTCTAAGCATTCTCTCCATCGGGGTCATTAGATACTCGCAAATCGCCCGCAAATCATCCACAGACAGCTTCTTGGCGGAGAACAACAGCGACATCTTAGTTTCTGATATATTGAGATGCCTTGCAAGCTCTCTCATTGTCTTGCCCTGCCGAATAACCTCCATCCTGACATTGCTCTCAATCACCGAAAGAGGAACAGCATCTATCTTGCCTTGTTCGGTTTTTAAATACTCCCTTAACCGGCGAACCTTTTTGCGGTAGTCCTTGTTCGCCTGATACTCACGCTTCTTTTCCTCCTGATGCTTCCTGAAGCACTTTTTACACAGACCACCCCATGCCTTGTTCGTCTTGTCCCTGTCTGTAACGAATCCGCACGACTTGCAGACGGAGAATATCTTTCCGAACTCGTACTCAACCTCGCTGACGAACGGCTTCCTGTCCTTGTACAGAAACCTGTCTGTCAGTCTTTCCTTTAGCCTTGCCCCCTGCCTTTCGGTTATCCTGTTCGGCAAGACAAGAATCTCGTTGTGAGACATCTTTGCTTTTGACTGGTCTAAGATTATCTCCCCGGCACCAATGTCGTACTTCAGGTAGAAAAGTTTTGCCATTTCTCTCTTGTCTTTGACATGAACCACTCGTTTTTCTTCTTCAGCCACGCCATATCTTTTGGATTGTCGAACTTGTTACCCCAGATGGTGAAGTTTCCAACGCCGTCTTTTATCCGCAGCCTCCAAAGAGAGCCATCCTGATAGCGTGGGAAGATGTCATATCCCATGTCTGTTTTTTGAAGCAGGCAAAGGATGTGTCTTTCCCCCTCCCATAACTGTATCAGATCACCGTCAAAAGCATCCTCGCCGTCCATTGACTTGCACACATATTCGCATATCGTTTCAGGGATTACGGGGATGGGGGAAACACCATCTATGCCCTCGAAGATTTGATGACGCTCAATCTCGGTTCTTTCAACATCTTTGAAGTAACCTATAAGAAAGCCTTTCACCCACGCTCCTGTTTTTGTCTTAGCCCTGTGTATCATACTATTCTAAACATTCGTAAACGCCATCGTTAGTTAATCATTGTGTCGCCAAAAGGAAATACCTTTCTTACGGCTGTTTCGTTCCCTTCAAGCCAATCAAGTTTATTCGGAGTAATCATCACTTGGACTTGAACATCTACGCCATCCATTGTCATCTCCGCAACGGGACAAGCTGTCGAGTGTCTCTCGATGCCAATCTCCCTTAGTTTCTCCAATGCCTGAAACATCGCACCTATGGCGGATTCGGCTATGTCATTTATTAATTCCTCTTCCATGCTTTTTTATTGATAAGGTGAGCCACAACAGGTGAAACAGAAACGCTCCATAACCCCAGCCAATGGCAATAATGGGAGTAATATCCCCGCCTTCAACCTTCAACGGGAGTCTCTGAAGTTTCACCTTCACCTTGTACCTCCCTATCCAAAACTTCTTTCGCTTCATATTCCGCTTTTAGGTTTTCGAGTATTTCCTCTTCTGATTCGTCTTCTTCACTTGCTTCGACATTCAGCAGCTCCATCATCATCTCGGTGTATTTCTCCCTGAACTTAGCATTGGTGAACAAATGCTGTGTCGAGTAGAGAATGTAGGTCATGTACTCAGCTGACCTTAAGTCTTCCTTTGCTTCGGCTGCCGTTTTTGCGACATATCCATCTTCGGTGCGTTTTGTCTCCGAGAGGAACGATAAGAACAGATGATATTCAAACGTGGTGTTGCTGAATACATACTTTCTCATCTTGTGAACATAGTCCTCTACTTCTACCTTGTTATCGCTTATGCGAATCTCGAACGCCCCAAAGCGGTGCTTGATCTTTGTCTGTTTACTGTTTTGTTTTGCCATATCTCAACGCCTTTACTGTCGCTATTATTAAACCAATAAATATTATAATCAACCAAAATGCAATCGGAATCCACAAAGGAGATAAAACCCACCACCACGAACACGCTATCAAGCCAACGAGTTTCAACACAATAAAAATTATCCAGAGACCCGCTATAAAACTTAATCCTGTTTCTTCCATAATGCGAATATACAAAAATTAACTGACATTTACAAATCTTTTTGAAGGTCTGCAAATTCCTTACAAATGCGGTTGTAGTCCTCCGTGATTATCTCGGTTATCACAGTTAGTAAACCAAGCGTATCCGGAACATCAAGTATCTGTGGAATACCTGAAACCCGCTTCGTATTCTCTTTCTGGTCGAAGAACCCAAGTTTCTTGTGCGGATGTCTTGACAGCACCACATAATCGTACCCTTTCCATTCTTTGAAAAGCCTCTCGTACCTGCTTTTCTTTGCCTCCAATTCCTTTAGTCTTTCGTACTTATTCATAAATCGCTACGTTTTTTATTCCCGTTATCTTTCTTAGCTGATGCAGAAAACTGAACCTGTTTGCAACCATTATCGGATGCTTAAGGTCAAACCGCATCGGCTCTGCGGAAAAGAAAAAGACTATCCGTGTGATTCTATCACCGTCAACAGCCTTTCTCAATCCTTTTAATCCAGTCTCAACGCCTTTCAAATATGCGCCTACAGCTATCCAGTACCGCTCATCGGTCGGGTCAAACTCCTCTGCGGCATATTCTTTGGCAAGTCTGTACTCGTCAGAGCTCATATACCTTTAGCTTTTGCCACAACTCCAGCGTTAACTTATCGCCCTCTTTCAAAAGACGTTCAAACATATCAACCCCGTCAATGACAGTACTCTTCGCAAAGCCAAACATCTTTGCTATGTCCTTATAACTGTGGTCGTTAATACAAAAACACAACCACGCTCCCTGTCTCGCACGCACAACCCTTGTGTCTCTTGTGTCTTCCGTGATGTCAAAACCTAAAATCTCGTTAATGTCCTCGATAGTTACTTTCTTATATTTACTCATAATCCTGATTTTCTGCGAGCATAAGCAGCCTCCTTACCGCATGCTCCTTGTTATCACTATATAATACGAACTCGTCATCGATCATCCCCATATACCCGCCTCCGAAGTACCTTGAGGATATGTCGTGTATCGAATATTTCTTTCCCCTGACGAAGATATAGTCCTGGTCGTTGTAGTGCATCCAGTCTTTCTGCTCCTCTATGCCAAGACCCATAAGAACCATCTTTGCCTCGTTGAGCAGGTCTGCATATCTCTTGTTCCTGCTTATAAGTTCTCTGAACGATGATACCCCCTTGCTCACCGAATTTGCAGACCTGTTAACCAGGTCTCCGACAACAGGCAGTATCAGTTTCTTCTCGTTGCACAGGTAGTAATACATCGCCCTCGCCCTGGACACGTCACGCCCCATGCTATCGCTCTTCATCTGTCCCTCCGTTATTCCCGTTACGTCAATAACCGCTCTCAGTATTTTTTTCTCCATGTCAAACCTCTTTTATCTGTATGTCGTGAAAGTACAACATCAACTTCTTTTTTATCCTGTAAACATCCGTTCTGAATCCCTTGGCGTCTTCCACAACCGTATTGCCATTCTCCACATATTGAAAATCGGCAATGTATTTTATCGCCCTTTCAATACATTTCTTCTTACCGTTTACTATTCGATATTGTGATGGTATCAATTCATAGACGACCTGTTCTTGTAAGTTAGAAATGACACCCGCCTTTTCGAGTAGTTTTAATTCGGCTGCTCTCTTGGCTTCCTTCTTTGAATCATAGCCGTTGTATTTGGCATTGTTGTATTTGCTCACAATCCTTTTTCCTTTCTCAATTCCTTTACTTTTTGTTTATACTTGACTTTCATCTCTTCAATCTCATACGGCGCAAACTTCGTTAGGGTGTTTTTAAGCATCGTTAGCTTGTCAATGATATTGTCCCCGTACTCACGCCTTAAATGTTCCTCATAGGCCTTTAAATTGCCGTTATTATAGGTATTGCATGGAACACAACATGCATGACAATTCTCTTCGTTAAATCTTGTGCCTAAAAATCGCCTACTAAAGAAATGTCCGTTATGCGCTAATTTCCAATGAACAGGATAACCGCAA